TTCAGAAGTATTAGTTCCAAAATTAATAAATTTCTTATTATATTTAAAACTTAAAGTTCCTTCAATAGAAGTGGAGCCTTGAATATAATAAACTTTATCAGTATAACTTTGATTATTTAAATAAAAATTAATAGGGCTGCTCCCATTAATAATGCTTTCAAATTCAATAACATCATCTACATAACTCGGCAATTGCTCAGCAGGAACTTTACCTCCTACGAGGTCAGCTTTGGTTTCCATAGCTTCTGTGAATTCCTCTTTAGTAACTCCATTATTCTCAATGTTCGTAAGTACTTGAGCTAGTTGAGGATTTTTAATATCGTAGCCCTTTTCAAGCTGTAAAATAATTTTTTCGTTAGTCATAGTTAGAATTAATTATAATAATAAAGGGAGGAGCTGCTGCCCCCCCCCTAACTGTTATTTACTAGTACTAGATGGTTTAGGCTTGGCTTTCTTAATAGCAAGATCTTTCTCTTTGATAGCTATCTCTTCAGATAGTTTAGTTCTATCAAAGGCTAACCTTTCATTAAATTGCCTTATCTGCTCATCTAACTTAGCTCTTTCCATAGAGTTATCTTGAACTTCCGGAGCTTCTTGTTCTGCATTACCAGACTGCTTAATCTGTTCAATAAGAATCTTAGTCTCATTATCACGTTGGTTAAGCATATCTTGGAAGTCCATCTCAGCCTGCTTCATCTCCATCTCAGCCTGCATTTGCTGCTGAGCAATCTCTTGTTCTTGCTGGGCCTGTTCTGCTTGTCGCTCTTGAATAGCTTGCTCATCTTTCTCAATAGTTCTTCTAATCTCTGAGAGAGACGAAGAAGTGTAAATCTTCATTATCGAGGAGAATGAGAGAGTCTGATTTTGAAGGGCAGCCTGAGCTAAAACATCAAGTTTAGATGCAAGATTCTGAGTTTCAGGAGAGGCATCTACAACAATACCATAATCACTATCAGCAAAGGTATCTCCATCAATCTCTAAGGACTTAATAGCACCATCTGAGGTTATATACTGGAACTTCTTATTCCTACCCCTCATAGCTATCTTAGTAGTTTCTAAGAAGCACTCTAAAGCTCTCTTCTTAACATCATCATGCATGGTAAAGAGCCACTCAGTAATATGGGAGGACTGGAGATTGGATCTTTCTACACCTCCAACAGTCTCTCGATTACTTATCTGACCTTCGCGCTGGCGTGTAATACCAGCAACTTCTCCCATCTCATTCTTAATAAACTCAAGAAGATTTATATGCTCTTGGATATAATTGCCTTGTTCTGCATCTATAACACCACTAGATTGGTTATTTAGAGCACCAGCAATCTTACCCTGAGCAGCACCACCATTTCCCTCCTTAAAACTATCTGTAACTGCTACATGGTTAACTTTAGCATAGTAAAGCCATTTATCAATCTCCCAATTTTTGGGAACCATAGCAAGATCTAATTTAACAATCTTACCCCAGTTAGCAGCAATAGCTTTATTAAGTCTATCATAGATGACATCGTAGAAGTAGGCGTACGGTTTCATCATATCTACAAGGGAGAAGGGCCTGGAATCGTTGAGGTTATACATGGAACCAACAATACCAAAGTGGCATCTTGATGGATTAGAAATCCTGTTATATTGTACAATACGAGGTCGCATGTTAACATAAATATCAGGACCTATCTTAGTACCTTCCCAGGCTTCATTAATCCAGAAAATCTCTTCTTCCTCACCAAGAGTTTTATCTATGATATAAGTTTCTGGGTAGAAATCGAATATTTCTTCACCAGTCTCAGGATCATAAGACTTAACTTTCTTAATCTTACGCTTACTCTTCCAGTAAAGTCGTAAGACTCGAATGTTTCCTTGGAGATCATAATAATTACTCGTAGCCGAGAATCCTGACTGACCCATCAGCAAGAAGTTCTCTACGATAGTGCCACCTGAAATGTCAGTACCATCAATCTCTGCGGTATTGATAAAAGCATTTCGCTCATCAATATTATACATAGAATCGCTGCTAAAAGTACTAGCAAGCTTATCTATACTATCCACATCCTTCTTAGTAAGTACATCAAAGTAGGTGTCTAGAATCCTGCCAGGACTCCAGAAATCTATGAGAATTATAAGGTCTGCATCCTCAACTCTATTGGAGAAACCATTCTTAAAGATATGGACTTTAAGGGGATTAAGTCGCTCAAAAGTAGGTTCTCCTCCAACAATATCACATTGGTAGATCTCCTCACCACAGATCATAGCATCCATGAAACCATCGTTAAAGGTCTTAGGAATATTAAGCTCTTTCATGTAGTGAGAAAGAATAGTACTAGCTCTCATCTCAATCATATCCTGCCACTGATAGTCGAAGTAATAAGATAACTTATCAAGCTCCTTATCAAACTCTTCTTCGGATAAATTCTCATCCTCTATCATTGCCTGGACCTGCTCCTGAAGCATAGAAAGCTTACTATTCTCTATCTCAGAAATAGAGTTAGGATTGGTTACAACAACCTTAAATTCGAATCTTCGCTTCGACTCCTCACCTTGAAGTACGTGAAGCTTAGAATTCATAATCGGGAAATGCTGAATAGATTCTGGAACATAAAGTGCATTTACATTATCTGGGTTGAGAATCAATTCTACATCTCTCATATCTAGAACACCATTTATGAGATTATAATTGACCCTCTTCTTCAGTAGAGAGTTACGCACCATGTTGCCAAAATAGTAAGTTCTCTTATCCGCCCAGTCAAGGTGCTGCTTACGCCACTCCTTGGTCTTCTTGGAGTAGGCAAGCATCTGCGGCGGAATATTCTTTAAATCTATCATAGCATTAAGTTAATTACATAATTTGTACAAAGATAAGTAATTATCTTCAAATTTCCAAGACGTTCAAAAGTTTACTAATAGTTTTCATAAATATCTACTACTAATTATCCTTGTGTAAATATTTAGCGAACTTATAGTCATAATTCCTAGTAAAGAAGTCATCGTTTCCTAGGTAATTAGATTGATCCATACTAATAACTTCTGAAGGTGATTGATTACCACAAAGCATTAACTTCTGCTCTCGTAATAACATAAGCATTAGTAGAGCATCATAACGGTCAAAGTTGCTATCAGGATTCCACATAGATAACTCTTTCATTAGAGCCCTATAATAACACCTATTAATGTTATTTATAGTGATTTCTGCCTCTTCTTCATGTCCATCTATAGTAACCTTTGTTACAACCTTAAAAGGCTTTAAAAGCCAGTCTCTGATGCGTGTACGACCATATGTTTGAACTGGCTGAGTAGCATTTACACCTCGGGATTTATTTCCAAAAAAATTACCTTTAACAATTTCCTTATCTCTTAAAAACTCAGGAACTTCACAGAGTAAATATAAGCTGTTAGTTTTTGAAAAATATGTAAACAAGCCCTTCTTATTATTCTCATACAGTAATTCTGCATTGTAAAATAAGCATATACGTCTACATGTTTCATAATAATCTTCTGCAAACATAGGTCGTCCTACATACTCACAAACTAATTCATCTGTAAATAAGTCTAATACATAGATAGATCCTAGAGACATAGTGTCAGATACATCATCATCATAAGGGTCGGCACCAGCAATATAACGTCCCCAGGGTACTTTGCCATCAGGACCTTTAATAGGCATCTTATTAATATGTACAGCTCCTTCAAGCTTATTATCTTTATGAGGATAATCAAGGATGGGCTTAATATCAGCATCAGGAGTAAACTCTACTTTACCTTCCTTAGTCTGAACAAGTCTTCCAACCCACATATCATCTAAACTCTTAGGATTCTGATCTAACTCCAAAATACGATCATTAAGTTTATCAGAAGGGAAGATATTACTATCCCTACGCATAATAGCATCTGTGATAGTAAATGCATACTCAGCTTTACGACGTGTGAGCTGAATAGGATCAGAAGAGTTATACTTTAACTTTATTCTAAATTTTAACTCATCAATGATAGCTCCAACAACATCAGATACCCCATCTTCATTATAGAACCCTTTAGAATTCATATAACTAGGGAAGAAGAATATAGTTCTTTTAGCTCCTACAGAACCTTTATCATATACATTAGGAAGAGAATAAACATTATATCCATCAGGATAATTAATCATCTCAAGAGCTCCCATGAAGTCCGAGCCTTCTGATCCTCCTGTGCCTATAGCATAGGCTAATCCAAAAGCTACATTGCCTTCTTGAACATTAGGTAGTGAAGTTTGCCAAACATCTAGAAACTTTGGGAACGTACCAAACTCTTCATAAAATAGTCTCTGAGACCGTTTACCACGAGTTTTGTC